AATAATTTCTCATAATTAATTACCTTTAACCGAATCCACCGCTAACGGACATTGAACTAGAATTAGAGCTAGAATCAGCTTGACTCAAGTTGTTTGGAGCACCAACGATCTGGTTGTAGAAATTCAAACTATTGAATGGAGACATAGCCGCTTGATACTGATTTTGTAACAACTGCTGATCGTAATCTCGCATGTACTGTCCAGCGCCCTGCTGCATTCCAATCCCCTGATTCATCATATTAGCGCCAGAAAGCATATTTCCATAACCTTGCTGCCCTAGCTGTGCAGCCATGCCAGCGCCAAACTGTTGATTTTGCTGGTTAGTGTTAAAAGCGTTTTGACCCATGCCAGCGCCATACTGCAACATGCTGTTGTATGCACCTTGATTTGCAAGGTTAGCTTGCTGCTGGAACCCAGCATTTTGAGATGCTCTGTTTGCCTCAATACCAAGTCCAGTGTTATATGCCTGACCTCTCATGCTTGCCGATATATCGCCAATACGATCACCAGCTCCTCGCGCTGCAATACCAGCCATCACACCAGCTCGACTAGATCCAGAGTTACCTGTACCCGCGGCGTTTGATGCGATACCTGTTAATTGATTTTCTTGCAAATTACGAACAACGTCACGACTTGCAGCATCTATCTGACTATTGAGCAAACCGTTATTCATGTACTGACCAGCGTTTGCGGCATTAAACCCTCTGTTGTTAGCTGCACCGGTCATCCCTGCCATGTTTGCCATGCCTTGCCCAGCACCCATGGCAGTGTTGATGCCGTTTTGAGCATTACCACCCATAGCACCGCCCGCATAGTTCAACGCCATTCCTGTGCCTTGCGTTGCATTAGCACCAGAGGCCATCATGTTGGCTCCAACACCCGCTTGCATACCTCCAGCCCCGTAGGCTGTGCCAAGAGCACCACCTAGCATACTGTTTATCCCAGCAACACCCTCTACGGGCATACCCATAGAGTTTAGCTGTTGTGCCTGACTTCGTATGTCATCTAAATACGGTTGTTGGCTTGGATCAACAAAAGTAGACGAACTACTCTCTGAGTTGGAGTTGGATTTTGAACCGCCAAAGCTAAATAATCCCATTTCTAATACCTATGCTATTTTTACCCAGCTTGAGTCGTAGTAATAAAGTCCACGGCCTCCGCTTGGGTTCCAGTTTGTGCCGTCTGCAAAAACAACATCACCAACCTGTGGCTTTGAAGGTTCTACATTAACGACGGGTATGTTTAAAGTCTGTCGTGATGTCGTAAAACTATTTGATATCCTCACAAGCTCACCGGATATCCACCTATTAAAGTCGTTAAAGCTTTGAGCCGATGAGTTTGTAGGCACATAGCTCATCGTGTTGCTACCTCATTAATATCAATGTCTAAACCTGTCAGACGCCAGTAATCTGAGGCGCTGGTGCTTTCAACCTTTAATGCAAAGTAACGACCGGATGATCTAACATCTATCTTGTGATCAGACTCGATGTCATAAGCGTTTGGTGATCCCCACAAAATACCATCTTGTGGTGTGTGGCTTGTACCGACATAAATGTTGACAGACCCTTGCCCCTCAATCTGTGGCAGTATTCCCTTGATTTGTTTTATCGTATTTGTTGCCTTGCCAATCACCTGATCTAAATCTATCTTTGTCGCCTCTATGAACGCGTTAACACTTGCGCCAGAAGCTCCATGCGTGTCGTTCATTGTGTATATCTTTGATGCCCCATGCCCAGCACCGAAAAGCTTTAATGCGTTAGCTTCCGCACTAAGAGATGAGCTTGACCAGTAATCACTTGTTGAGCCCCAAGTTCCCGCGGCACTGTCCCAGTTGTTACTTGTATCCATCTTCTCTGACACAGTTAAAGCTCTTACATTTGGTAGATCAATAAACGTAAATGCGTTCTGAGCCCAGTTGTATACTAACGCTCTGTTTGCTGACTCAGAGTCAGCCGCGTCTGCGTCTGCGTAACAAATCCACACTTCTGATCTATCCGTTACTGTCTGACAAAAAACACTTCTCTTATCGGCTAAAGAGTTAAAGAATGTGCGTCTAACTCTTTTATCAACGACACTCTGTTTTTGATTACCATCATGCACATAGATGTCGTTATGACCTACGACCAAGTGCTTGCCAAAGAACTCAGCACAAGCACCTCTATTTATAATGCCGTCATCGCTAAACACTTCTCGAAAAGCAAACACGAGTGGTGCGCCAATAAAGTCCATCGCAAAAACACCACGCTCGGCGTAAATAATCTGAGAGTTGTTAAGTGTTAGCTGATCAATAAGATTCCCATTGTTACCACTTAATGTATTCTCTCCAGCCAGATTAGTTGTGCTAGTTATAGCGTAATCTGTAGGCACACCTGTAGGATCATATTCATCAGACCATCGAACCGTGTAGGGATACTTGTTACTCCCAGCCTCATATCCAGCCATAATCAGAAAGGACTTATAGGGTTTGAGGCATTGCGTCGTAACTCCTGAAGGCCAAGCTGTAAGGTCTTGAAAACGATTTTGTGTTGGCTGCATGAATTGTGGTACATCACTACCATTATTCATCATCAACGCCGTACCCAACTGCTCTGACTGCCATCTTGGACTGTTGCTGTAGTTTGTAGCATCAGAGGTTTTAGTAACGTTTGTCTCACTAGAACCGTTATACCTAAAAATCTTATTTAGTGTGCCGATGACAATGGTGTTGTTGCCAGCAAAAAGCCATCCCTGTATATGTGTCGGGGCTGCTGCCGTGCTTAACCTATCGCTGTGTCCTAAAGCTTTACCAAGGCGACCCTCATGAAAACTTACATTGTTTCCGTTTGGAAACTGCGTTAACTCCAAATCATATGGGTCTTGGTCGGTAACTATACCGCCAGCACCAATATTTCTAAGCGGTAAATAAGCCATTAATCTGCAATTCTCTTCCAGATGTAAACAACAATGTAGGGAGGCATGTTGTTGTGAGCTGCGCCACTACCAACAGTGCTAGTATTTGGGGTGCTAAAGCTTGAGTCGCCGTTTCCAGCTCCAAGGCTGCCAGCTCCTCTTGTGTTCTCCAGAGTGTATGTGTGACTGTGAGCTGGCATTTCACTAATTGTTAGTGTGTGGGTTGCCGATCCGTCAGTGTCTCCAGCCGTGTATCCACCACCAGCACCAAGGAGCATACGACCCTCACCAAAAGCCTCCCAGTTTCCTCCAAAAAGACTGCTAGGATTTGTAGCATTTACTGATGTGTATATAGAGCCAATCGGGTAGGCCGCAAGAAGAACAGCCGCTTGAGTTGTCTTTGCATTTAGTGCTGCTTGCAGTCCAGTTACATTTGTTAAAGCAACAGCCCCGCTAAAATTACCCGCTGTTAGGGTGTTACTACTTGGGTTGTAGTGAAAGCTGTTATCTGTATCCTTGTTGAGATACTCAGTAGCGTTTAATGTTTGCGTAATGTCTTCACCAAAAACCATTCGATGATTTTTATCTGCTGACACAGATGGAGCATCTACCGCTGATGCTATTTGGGCAGTACCTGTTAGATTACCTGTGACATTTGCAGTTAGTGTTGCATCTGTGCCGTCTGTGCCATTATCAAGAATTTTAGTGACGCCGTTATGAGCGTAAATATCACCCTGCATGTCACCGATAAGGTTACCTACAATATTCGATGTAATAACCGTTGCTGTAAAGTTACCGCTTGCGTCTCTTTTTACCAATGTGTTGGCAGTGCTGGCGTTTGTCGCGGCATCCACCGCTGTTGCCGCTGCATTGAGCTCCGTATGAGTGGCTGTAACAGCGCCTGTTAAACCTGTAGCACTATCTCCTGTGCCACCTTTGAAAGTCCGCTGTAAGACGGCCTTTATAAGACGAATATGATTATCTCCATCACTCACATTGTCATTACTTGTAGGATTAGATGGCGCTAATCCACTTATGAATGTTGAGCTTGTGTTTGCTTCAAGGCCCATCAGTTATTCCTCGCTACGTTTTTTGTCTTTTCTACTGTACGCATGGCTCCTAAACCTAACATTCCCATAAGTACAGTTGTTAACAGAGAGCTATCTACTGGAGGCACAACAAACCAAATTCCCAGTATTG